GAGAATGCTTCGTATCCGGTCATCATATGGGTAGTCGTGAAGATTTAGGTATCATATTCAACTCTTCAGCAACGAGGGCTAGTTTTGCTTTTAGCTCCTTGTTGACTAGAGTTGACGCTAGTTCAATTTCCATACCAGTCATGTTACAATACTCAATGATTGCTTCCATGTAGTTATAGCTAGTTCCCTCAACAAGAGCTTCAATCTCTTGTTGGAACTTGTGCATTTCGTCTTTTGTTGGCATTACTTGACGATGGTTTCATACAGTTGTTCAAACTGCTCATGTGTTGCGACTTCTTCATCATAGTTCTGTTTGTGATAAACTTTGATCATGCGATTGATGATGCGCTTAGGCAACTTCAAGTCTTCACACACTTTAGAAACAGCTTCTTTGATGAAGTCTTTTTCTCCGCCGATGCGAATCATGGAGTTGGAACATTCCTGAATTGCATCTAGCAATTTCTTGCGATCAGCTTCACTGGAAATTTGATTGATTGAAAATTGTTGTACAGCCATAATATACTCCTTAAATAAAACCCATTTTGCTACCAACCTTACGATTGGTATTGTTCTCAAGTTGCTTGTTGAAGATTTCTGCGATACTGTAAGTGCCGCTTGCTTTCTTGTCGTATGTTGTGCCCAGTTTATCTGCAAGTTTTGATGCTTGCTCAACATTCAGTGGCGCAAAATTCAAAATGTCAAAACAACGACCTGGGCGAACCAGCGCAGGATCAACATCACGAATGGACGGCAAGTTTGTTGAGAAAATCAACTTCTTACCCTTTGTTGTCACAAGACCATCACCAACGTTCAGGAAGCGATGCATCATGGTGTTACCATCGCTACGCGCTTTCAAAAAGTTGTCGGAGTCTTCCAACACCATAACACCAGTTTCATCTTCAATGAATCTAGCGAACAGATAATCTTTTTCAAGAATGGCCGCATCATAAGTGACGATTGCGGATGAATTGCTGTGTGCAAGCAGTCCACGAATGAATGTTGTCTTACCTGTACCTGGTGGTCCAATCAACAACAAAATGTTTGCTTGTGATGCTAAGAAACGATCATAGTATGCCGCAAGTGTTTCTTCACCTAAGAATGGATACATTTCTTGCACAGGTAAACGCTCGGTGTTCAATGGAACGTTTACTGAATTACCATCACTTGAATATACCCACTCAATATATGATGTAACGATTTCAAAGTTTTGCTTCAAGAGAGTTTCAATCTCTTTATTGAAATCTGCATCACCATACATACGGGCCGTGATGGAATTTGCGCTTACATCATATCTAATGAAATTTTCATCATCGGTTATGATTAAACCATTAGTCTCAGACAACTCAATGATGTGATCGCCGTCAAACTCAGATTCAATAAACTCCGTCCACTTGCTACGATTGCCGTGCAATTTCAAGTCGCGGTTGAATGTTGACTTGTTCTTTTCACCACGCGCAACCAGAAGTTGGGAGTAGAGATAATCGCCGTAGTCGCTGGCTCCGATAAAGATTTTTTCGCTGCTCATAATATTTGAAGGTGTTTCCAGTGAATCCCAAGTCCAGCCATTGAAATGGCGCTTTTTTCTAATGCGTTTCGCTCTTGGGCGATATGTTATAGGTGGTCTTTGACCACCATCATTTCGCAATTCATTGATTAGTTGTTGTACACTTTTGCTCATTTTCTAACTGCGGCATACGTGATGCAAATTGCACCAGGATGAGTTTCATAAGAGCACTTCACTGCAAGTGGATCCATTCCTTTTGTAATTGCAGCTTCAATGTTCTTGGCCATGTTGTTGCGATCATTCATATTATACACTGTGATACCTGCAATGAATGCAACACAAACAATTGCAATGCAAACAACCACAGTAATCAGATCAAAATTTTTGGTAGACTCGCTCATATAAACTCCTTATTTCTGTCAATATTATCCCGCTTGCTTCGGTAGAAGATGTGACGACCAATTTTGTCAATCTTCTCCAATTTCCAGCCAGGGCTTACATAGTCTGCATGGTAATACGTTGCACCAGATGTAACATCTTCCATACGCTCAAAGTTGATGATCATATGCATCGCCAACTCTCTAATCTCATTATACAACGGAGTAGACTTGATTGTCAACCGTCTGTCGGTAAACTTGGAGTCACAATACCATGAGAATTGACATGTGCCACCAGTCTTTTGAAATACAACACCACAAATATCATTTGCATAATTACCAGATTGTACTCTGTTGATTGTTACGAATGCTACAGCTTTTTTGCCAACTCTTGGCTCATGTGCTGCCTCAAAATAAATGTTTTCCGCTAAACAAGTGACTTGTCTCTGAACATCTTTTGTCAGAGAATCATAACTTGGTTTGAATGGCAGGATGCCATGAAGATCAATATTGATCAGACTGAAAAATACGATCATTGCGGAAAGTGTAATGCTGAAAAGTATTGGTTTACTTCGCATTGTTTCTCCTCTTAATTGTTGCAAAATTTACTAAATAAAGGTGTAGGTCGCGAGATTGCCGTCTCCACCCACTCTAACATAAAGGTCTATGTCAGCATGAATAATTCAAAGTCTTTTTACGTGTATGCTTATCTCCGAGAAGATGGAACTCCCTATTACATAGGAAAGGGTTGCGGCTTACGGATGTATAATAAACACTCCTTCAAATTGCCCAATGACAAGAATTTAATAATTCTTGTGGAATCTAATCTATCAGAACTAGGTGCATTCGCCATAGAACGTAGGTTGATCAGATGGTACGGCAGAAAAGATAATAACACAGGAATACTTCTCAATCAAACTGATGGTGGAGAAGGACACTCCGGAGCTATCAGAACACCGCAACACAGACAAAAAATAAGTAAGTCTATGATAGGTAACAGCAGAGCCAAAGGACATAAACGTCCAGGAACTAAGCCCGAGTTAAACAAACACAAAATCTACATGACATGTCTGTGCTGTAAGCGACAATTTAATATTGGCAATTACACAAGACACCAAAAAAGTAGATTGTTTGGTTGATAAGGAACAATCTACAAATCCCCATTCGTCTTAACCGTTTAAGCGGCTAGAGCGAAGCGGCTATCATTAGCTGCATTTACTTTGATTTAGTTTTTACACCTACTCTGGTGAGTTGTCCACTTCTGTACTCTTGACCCAATCGATCCTGTGTCAGGCCCATCAAAAGCATACTGTCGGCGTAGCAAGAACCAACTTGCCCACGTTACTCCGTTCTGGATAGATTACTCTACTGGTTCCCAGACAAACTCCAATATACTTATGGTGGACCTGGCGGGCACTGCCCCCGCGTCTTGAATCCGTTTCTAGTTGCTTCATACAACCATAGCATGTAGTATAACACTACAATTACGAAATGTCAACCAGCTTTTCGGTAATGCTTGTCAACATATTTTTGAAGTTCAGTATGGTATTTATCTGCACTTTCAATAAAGATTTGACCAGGACCTTCTTCGGTGCCAATCAAAACAACAATCTGATCCAATGGCATACCAGTCAACTCAGTAAACATCCTCGCGTATGCGGTGCACTGCATGAAGTAATTGCCGATGTTGTTCTTGTCTTTCTGTTTGGTTGACGACTTGAAATCAATGATTGACAACACTCCATCCCACTCAGCAATACAGTCAACACGACCAGCGAGTTTCAGATTGTCTGAGTAAAGAGCTTGCTCCAGCGCATAGATTTTACCCATTCTGGTATCAATGTGTGGCTTTATCTTATAAAACAACTCTTTTGTCGTTGGAAGCATACTAGCAAGTTTCATGCTAGTCACTTCATTCAACAAATATTTTTCACACACAGTATGCAGTTTTGTACCACGACTTGATGCGAGGCGAGAAACGCGATTAGCTTCCTCTGCACCAACACGTTCTCTCCACTCAAAGAATGCTTTCTTATTGTAGTCGGAGAGAACAGTTGTTACGGATGCATACTTGAATCCAGAAGGTGTGACGTAAACCCTACCTGAGTCGGTAGTCACAGCAGTCATATCAAAATCCAACTCAGGTAGTTTTACGAATTCAAACATCAATCAATACCATCTTCATAATCAAGTTTAGCGAGAATATAATCTTTCACAAGAGAACTTCTAACAATGTCCTCAGGTGTAAATTCTATCTTAGTGAATGCTGACATACGTACAGCAATGTCAAAAAATTTCAAGATACCACTCATGTCATTTTTCTTTTTGTTTAGATCAGTTTGGCGATAGTCACCACACCAAATAATCTTTGAGCGATAACCAACACGGGTCATAACAGTATCAATTTCTTCAAACGTCAAATTTTGCATTTCGTCCACAATGATAATTGCATCATCAAAACTCATACCGCGAATAAATGACGTTGAAATGAAATCAATGTATCCTTGTTCCTCAAGGCGTTGATAAGCGTCTTTTCTTCCGAACAGTGTATCACAAATTTGTACATACGGTTGCTGATAGATTTCCATCTTTTCCGTAACGTCACCTGGCAAGTGACCTATCTCACGACCTTGTACAGCGGAACGCACAATGATGATTTTCTTGAATGGATTACTCTTATCCAAGACCTCTTCAAGTGCTTTATATACTGCGCAAAATGTTTTTCCAGTTCCTGCAACACCATGCAGGGCCACAAAGTAGTCACCTCTTTTATAGGCATCAAAAAATAATTTTTGATTATCTGTTAATGGATCAAATGTTTTTAGATCATCAATTCTCACCTTGAGTGAATTTGTTGTGCGTGGCACAGTTTCTTCAAGGTTGATTTTGGTGTTTGCTGGTTTCTTGCTTGCCATTGATACCCTTATTGTTTTACGCCAGTCACTTTCTCCACGTGCTTCTTTACAACCTGATCGCTTCTGGCTTGTTTTATGGATTTTTTTCCGTATCTGTCCGCTACCGAACTTGCTGGATGTGCCTCTGCAACTTTAGAGAGGACTTCTTTGAACCCGTCTGGTACACGGTTCTGGGTGGAGGTTGATACGCCCGACACGATTGCGGGCGCGGTCAACACAGGTTGAATCTTGGGATTGGCTTTTAGGAATTCTTCACGCTCAGATATTTTCATGAACTTTTCAAATTCTTCACCACTGTCAGTGTCTAAGAAATTATATGTAGGCATCTTATATGTTTATATAGTCAAATACCACTCCGGGACTGGACGTTTTTTCCAGCTGGCCAAATGTGGCTTATTCTGTATGTAGTATCGGCGATAAGATGCGATGGAATCACCAGGCACCTTTACATCATCCGGCATTGCTGGTGTTGGCTCAGTGAATGATTTTTGTGGAATGTTTTTAGGCAGTTTAGCGAGATGCATTTCCAGACGGGAAGTTGCATGTGTTTTGCCATACCGATGTGTGTATTCTGTCATCAGTGCTTGAAATAGTCCAAACAACCAAATGTAGTTTTCAGCCGACTGTCTTACCCATACCGATGATGGATGATTGATGTGAGTAGCAGAATAAAGAATGCCGTTGAGGGGAGAATCGAGAATAAAAGTTGTTCTTTTTCGTCCACTATCAGATAACCCAATAGTAGCATTACCATCAAGAACACGATGGGCAGTAGAAAGTAGTTGAGCATATTCAAGGATCATTTTTACGGTGTGTTTGTCATTGTGCATTTCAGCACATTTGACCACATCGTGGTGAAGGTAAAAAATATTCATTAGTTATTCCAGTGGCGAATTACGCCAGCAACAATAAAAAAGTTTGTGATGATGTAGCATAACACAATTGCCGTGCGAATGCAAGCAATTTTATCAGATTCTGTATCTGTGTTGCCGGTTTTTTCGCCAAGAGCTTTAGCCCATAGTCTCCACATTCAATACTCCATAATTACGCAGTCTCCGATTCAATGGAATAGTCCTCAACAACAACAGGTTCAGCATTCAAATCGGCCAACGATGTAATTTGATCCAGTGTAATGCCACGATCTGTCCAGTATTGCATGGCCTCAGTGGGATTCACCAACTGATAGGACACAACCTTGCGACCATCCTTAGCAACACGGATGATAGCTTTGCTTTGGATTTTGATTTCTAAAATGTAAGACGAAATCTTGTAGGACAAATTTCCTAGGGTTGTATTGAAATATTCTTTGGTGACAGGCTCACCAGACATTAGAGTTACAAAAATCTTTTCCCAGGCACTCAGGCGGATACGTTTAGTCATAAAACACTTTCATAATAAGATGGTACAAGTATAGCACAAGTCGGTAGACTTGTCAAGGTAATCATGCAGCTTGGAGCATGATGGTAGGATACTTAACGAAACCGCTAGTGTCCTTTTTTGCTTTGCCTTTGGCGTAGAGTCCAACAACAACACCACGAGGATCAAGGAAACGCAAATCAGATTCATCACCATTGAACACTGGGCGACCCAAGTATTGTTCAGGCATTGGCAATGTTTTCTTAATACCGAAAACAACAGCAACATTCAAGCCTTCGGCCATTGCACGAATAACGTCCATATCGTTACCGTCAGCGGCAGAGAATGTCAATTGATAGTTGGTGATATCTTTAACTTTACGACCCAAGATTTTGGTATAATCGTAAAATTGGACTTCAGGAAAGGCAGCAAAAACGTTACGGAACAATTGACCGTTACGGACAACCTCATACTTTTCAAACGACAAGTCGGAAGTACCGTTCAAGCGGAACACAGGTGTCAAACCCAGTCGGGCACTTTGCTTGATAGCCAATTCCATATCTTTGACCAGAAGTGTCATAAACTCGGTACGGTTCTCAAAGAACATACGGGTTTTGCGTTTCCGAGCCTCTTGGATAACGTTAGTTGATTCGCCGCGCTTAAACATACCGCCGCGACCAGCGAGATTCAAACATGCATCGGTACATCCAGCGGTACGCTTTGGGCAAGTCTCATAGCCAGACACATTAGCGGGAGCCAAGTGTAAGATATAAGTATTAAAACCCTGTGCCATACCTTTGAGTACTTTAGGATTACCAGTGGAGAGCAATTTCATAATCAACCTCTTTATCAACAGAACAGATTCTATTATACCAGGTTTTTGGCAAAAGTCAACAATTTTTTGATAAGTTGCTAAAATACAACACGCTATGGAACGGCTTTGGAGAGGGTTTTATGACTTGGACATGCTAACCACTCAACTATCGGCGCATAAGCGCCTGGTCCTTCGCATCCTGATCGGAAAAGATAGGCACAGCATTGCTTTTATGTAAGGTTCCGATGCCTTTCATAGCCGTACCAGTGTAGACCTTGCCATGGATAGGTTTCGTGCAGGCACCACCAGGTGTAACTAAAGATGAATACTTTGGTGTTACACGTCCGGCTGGTGTTGTCAGAGGCTCTACTGTAGTACTTTTTACTACTTTTGCGCCACCATATTTACGTCCAGATAGACCAGACATATTATTTACAGAATCAAGCCAAGCCTGATATTCTGCTTTTTGTTTTTGAGTTGGATTTTTCTTTTTACTCTTTTGGTGGGTGAATATCATCATACGATTTTACCAATAGCTTCGTAAATTATTTTGTCCAATTCAGATTGATAATCTTTACCCAATCTGCGCTTTTCATATAATTCAGTAATCAACTGATTGATGCCATAATCTGAACCGAACAAATCGCGGGCAATTGCTTCCTCACGAATATCATCGTCCGAGAAATCGGTCAAATCAATATCAATATATGCCATGATCAATCTCCATTATCATATTCAACTTGCCAGACTTTCCAATCTTTGCGAGTAATATTTTTCAAAGGAAGTGAATTGTCAACACAAAACTTCCACGCATCAAGATAAAAGAAAAATTCAGCCATTATCGCACCAATTCAGTAACTTTTTTAGTGACAGTTTTATATTCCCGAATATAAGTAATACTGTATCCGTTCAACATAATAGACTCAACGAATGCAAGTGATTCATATTCTAATTGTTCATTCTCAGTACACATATTGCGCCACTTTTTGGACATACAATCATCAAGATAATCCACCATAAAAGAAAACTGATTCATAATTAACCCTTCAATGTAAACTTATTCAAAATCATACTAGCCAATGGAAACTGTTCATCATATTGATCACACATTTCATCATATTCGATGGCCTCGACCATAATCTCCGCCGCAGCCGTTCGGACTAATTCCATTGCATAAGCAACATCGTCTTCATTCATAATCTGCAAAAAATCTCTGAGTACTTCCGGTGAAATGTTCATCAGAAAATTCAAATTATCTTTATCCCAATCATTCATAGTTTATCCTTAATAGATTGAATATGCTTGCACTTGGCGGAGAATTTAAAACCCACACAGGTGCATGAATATTGTTTCGCGCCCTTAGTGACAATATATTTGTCACCTTTACTACCCATGACAATATACTCATTAACTGTATCAACTTTGCCACTGATAATCTTTATATCAGTAACCCACGATGCAGGAATAATCTTGACAGGATATTCTTTGTCGGTGGTTTCAAGTGAGAACGAATCTGCTTTGACCCACTTCTGACTTTTTACCACTTTGCCGGTAAGTGTTAGTAACTTATATGGCTTGTCGGCAAAATAATTAATGTCACGGAAGCGGACAGTGACAACAACTTGAGAATTTATTACAGGAATGTTCATATGTGTTTATTATAACACACCGGACATTCCTGTCAACCGACTTGTTGTATTTTTACAACTCAGTCACGCAAAAATTGTCGGCTGTCAACTTCGCGGATATCTTCCTCAAAATCCTGCATCCTTAGGCGATCCAGTAGTTTTTTGAGTTCCGCAACATCACCTTTATCTTGTGACATGCGGGATTCGATTTCAACGATCTGTCTTTGAATTTCTTGGCGAATAGACATATTCATCATCCTCTTTCATCAATCGGTAGAATGACCGATCATGGTGTTTTTGTTTATTGGGCTGTTGCTGTTCCCGATTACTTTCATTGTGTTTACGAAATTTCGTCTTTGCAACACGTTCGACTTTGATGGCACCGATCATATCTTGTTTTAAGTAACCTCCGTTAGAGAATGTGATCCGCAATTTTTAACTTTACCAATTCATCTGCACTCATCCAAACGTCACTTGGCGATAACAGTTTGGTTTTTACTTCACGGGCTGAAAGACCAGACGCATCTTGCAAAATGTTTAGCATTCGCCTGTTGGTCAACTCGGCCTCTTTTGTGAATGATTTCAAATCGTGGTGTTTGCCCTCATATGTGTCTGAGTATTGGTGACACATGATACCACAATTTTTAGTGATGTATCTTTGACCCTTTGTGCCGGATGCAAAGATAAGGAATCCAGCGGACATGATAGCGCCGATTCCGATTGTTTGAATTGGATTTGGACTCAGCCTCATAACGTCAATCAGTGCCAGGGCTTGATACAAATCACCGCCGATAGAATTTACGTACAATCTCAGAACAGTTTCTGGAGATGTTGTTCCATTCTGATAGATGATCCATTGGATTGCATTGAGGATATTGTCTTCCTCAATATCACCAGATAGAAAATGAATGTGATTGTCCAAAAATTCATTTTCTATCCTGTCTTGAACACCGAATAGCAAGTCGCTACCTATTGGTTCAAGTTTTCGTTTCGTGTTTCTCTGCATCAGCTTTTTCTGATTGTTCTGAATCTGGAAGTTCATCATCTTTCAAATCTCTACAAAAAATAGCATCCCAGCGACTATCATATTCCGCCTGAGAAACACTATATGGTCTTGGCTTACTGCCTTTTCCACCGTCTGACATTTAATCTCCAATCTCAACACCAGGAAACGCTTCCTTGACCAACTTTGCAGTTAGAAATGGAACACGCAAATCTTTTTTGATACAACGAACCAATAAATCAGCTTCATCTTTATGGAGGGCTTCCAACAAAGAAATCAACAAACTTTTTTGTTTTTCTGAGCTTAGGCCGAGTGCCCGGCGAGGATGATCCTTAATGAAACGGTAAAGTCTTGACACCTCATTATGCAAATACAGAATGTTTAGTCCTGCAGGATCAACCGATGGGCGATACTCAGGAATATCAACATCAAATGACACATTCGGAT